CCTAGGGGGGATGCCAAATAAAGGAAATAATATGCCCGCAGTATTTTTAACAAGTGACACACACTTCGGGCATACCGGAGTGTGTAGATTCACTAATAGTGATGGTTCAAAGATGCGACCATGGACTGATCCAGATGAGATGGATGAAGAAATGGTTAAGCGTTGGAATGATAGAGTACGACCCAACGATAAAGTATATCACTTGGGCGATGTTGTGATTAACCGCAAAGCATTAAAGATTATGAGTCGCTTAAACGGTGACAAAGTATTGATTCGTGGTAACCATGATATCTTCCGTGATGATGAATATAGATTATACTTCCGTGAACTACGTGCTTATCACGTGATGAATGGTATGATATTAAGTCACATACCATTACACCCTGAGTCTTTAGGACGTTTTGGTACTAACATTCACGGACACTTACACGCTAATCGGGTAATGATGGAACCTGTGGGCAAGTATGGCATTCCCGTAGTTGACACACGCTATCATTGTGTATGCGTTGAGCATACAGATTACACACCTATACTGTTTGAGGACGTTATCAAACGTATTGAAAGTGAAGGCGGTAGTGTTGGATTTAAAAACGGCAACGGACCCACAATGTAAAATAGACCCTTCGGGGTCTATTTTTTTGGCTATAGTTTTGTGTACACAAAGTACAATCTGTCGTTTGCATCTTTCTTAAACGTGTCAAGTTTAAGGTTATATTTTTCAGCAAACTCATTCACAACTTCAAAAGTCCAAGGGAATATTTCAACATAAGGACCAGTCTTGTGCGTGATACCTGGATTGGCTCTTAAGTAAAACTTCCCATCCTTCTTTAGTAGATTAACACAATGACTAAATCGTGCTTCAATCTCATCTTTACTATTAAAGTTAATACTTCCTAAAGCCATAATAACATCGTGTGATTCTGGCTTGACTTTGTATTCTAATATGTCAACCTCATAGTCAGCCTGGTTGTTGTATGGATCAATACCAATTATATTCTGAATACGACCCTTGAATGGATGATATCCGCAACCAACATCAAGTACCTTTTCTGGGTTTAGTTTGTTAATTTCATCAGCAAGTTCCCATCCAGTATGCTCATAGTCACCTGTTCTTGGCTTCCAAATCTCACTAAAGAACCTCAAGATATATCGTTCTGACAAGTCGTTTGTAATATCAATCAATGTCCCTACATAATCGCAAGGCAACTGCAATTCGGCTTCCACACTATCTTTGAATTTGCTATATCGTGCGGGTGTCCAAGGCAAGTCTTGTACAATAGTTTGTTCGGTTATAGAAATTTTTGCATACTTGGGTAAATTAAACGCAAGTTGCAAATTTTTCTGTAAAAGATTAAAAATTTTAGTATTCATATGATTTTTTGTAAGATGGACTAAATAATTGTCACATCATATTTATTCTTGGAGGATTGATGAAAAAACTTTTAGCATTATTAGCATTTATACCACTGGTTGCTTTTGCATGGCAACCAACTAAACCGATTACAGTTATATTCCCTAATGGTCCGGGAGCAGGGAATGAGATATCATTTTTCTTTGTAGCAGATATAGTAAACAAAAAAACAGGGACAACTTTTACAAGAGAACATCGTGCAGGAGCAGATGGCAACATAGCAATGAATCATTTTAATACAGTTCCAAATGACGGGCATACTGTAGCAGTTCCTGCTTGTAATAGTCAATGGATTACTGCTGAAGTATGGTTTCCTCAAATGTTAAAATATAACATATATGACTTTGAACCAGTTGCTAATATAGCACGTAGTCCGTTAGCATTCTGGGCTAATCCTAATAGTAAAGTGAATACCCCTGAAGATTTGATTAGAGAGATACGTGAAAAGAAACGCCCTATCAACTTTGCAATTGGTGGCGGTGGACATAAGTTAGCCGTTGAATACTTAACTACAAAACTTAATGTGCCCGGTGGTGATAAGGTTCAAACCGCTATGTATAAAGGTCCAGCACAAGCATTGTTAGACGTTATGGGCGGACACGCTGAGTTTGCAGTTACCCCAGTTGGTGTTGGCTACCCCCACGTTAAAGCAGGCAAACTAAAGCTTATTGGATTAGCAAGTGAAGTTCCACTAAAAGGTCTAGAGTCTGCACCACTAATGAGTAAGTATGCGCCCGGACTTAATCTATATGGTTGCTGGAACTTAGTGTTACCAAAAGGCACAAGTCCTGAAATACAAAAATGGTATCACGATAACTTTGTGCCTGCAATACGTAGCAAAGAAGCAAAAGAAAAATTTGATGAGAACTTAATGTTCATAACTACTAGAGAACATTCTCCAGAAGGTGTCCATGCTAGTATGGCACTATTGCGTAGAGATTGGATTCAAATAGCAAAGAAGATTACACCTTGAAATATATATTCGTAGCAGGAGCTCCTGGCAGTAAGTGGAGTAGTGTAGTAAAGAACATTTACTATAGCCCTAGCGTTGACCAATCTGATTATAGTGACAGTAGAACATATTACCACGATGCTAGTGGCAAGACTGAACTAATGCATCTAGGAGCATACTATGATCCTGGCATGGAGTTTGGTAAGTTGTTTCACAGACTTCCTATGTATGACAAAGAAACATTAGAAGGTGACTTTGATGAAGCATTCGCTGGTGAAGGTGTTCGTATTATTAAGTCACACGTGTTTAGTAATCACATTGATTACATTAAAGAAACTTGGCCTGATTGTCCTATCATTCTAGTACATCGACCTGATGATGCTTGTTTAGGTTGGTGGGTAAAATGTGGTCATTTTGATATCACATACCCTGACTATAGTGAATACTATCAGAACTTAAAAGTAATGTCTACTAAGATTAAAGAACAGAATCAAGGCATCATCAAAGCAACATACAAGTATCCAAGCAGAGTTCCATTAACTAATCATATGCTTTGCAAGATGCTAAATATAGAACTGCCACCGAATGAGTATTATCAAGATTACGGGGCATCAGACGTAAGGGTAACAGTAATATGATAAGCAGTTGGGATACAAGTAAGCAAAAAAGTAAGTATCATTTTGATAACTTTAAAAATGATTCACAGGTTGATAAAGTAATCAAGCTTGGTAAAATCATTGCTGACTACAGCGAAGATGTTAAACACGCAGTAGAGTCAGCTAAGCCTGCAACGTGGCGTACACGTGGTAAAATTGGCAAGAGTAGACCCGAAGCTGAACTAGCAAGTGAAGATTATGATTTAGAACGTTTTGGTTATGGTAAAGATTATCAAATCACACATTTGAATTGGGAAATAACTCCTAACTTAAAAAAGATTACTGAGTTGTTTGCATTGGGTGATTGTATGGAACGTATTCACGTACAGATGCCCGGCGAAGTATGGAATCTGCATTTAGACAAACTAGAAAAGTGGGCACCAGAGACACCGTGGATGGTTATGCGTGTTCAGGTTGCATTGACTGATTGGGAACAAGGTCATTTCTGGAGTTATGGAAACTACAATCATCAACAATGGCGTGCAGGTGATGTAACATCATTTGATTGGCAGAATCTTCCACACTCTACCGCAAATGCAGGACATAATCCTAGAGTGACATATCAATTAACCGGTATCATCACAGAAAAAACTAATGACTTTTTAAAAAGATTAGCTAGATTTGATAAACACGAATTGAATGAAAGTACTTCATTCTGGTAAAGAACACACCTTAGGACCGGTACTTGTTACCGTGGTGTAGCCGGCTGCTGGCTTGACGTACTAATTCGCTACTAGGAAATCTAAAGTGAGCTTTATCTCTACATAAATAATTTAATGAAAAAACTATTATCACTACTACTATTAACATTTGGTATAGCAAATGCTCAATCACACACATTCAAGTTTATATTATCTTCTGGTCCAGGCTCTGGTTCAGACGTAAGTATTGAAACGTATGCACCTTGTTTGAAAAAACAAAATATAAATGTTCTTAAGGATTACAAGCCCGGAGCAGAAGGCTTAGTAGCACTTAAAGCATTACAAGCCGCACAAGATACAGATAATACAACTCATTTACTTATGGGCAACTTTGGTCTGAATACACTGAGTAAGTTTCCAGGTGTAGATTTACTTGAAGATATTAATCCATTAGTATATATGAACTCTACTCCTTTAGTATTTGTAGCTAAAGCGGGTAAGTACAAGTCACTTGATGAATTAGTTAATGAGAATAAAGGAAGAATACTTAACATAGGATCGCCTTCCGCTTCTGGTACGTTTTTATCTGAAACAATATTCAAAGATATGAACGCACAGTTTCAAATTGTACCTTATAAATCTAGTGTGCAGGGTTTAACTGATGTAGTTAACGGAAACTTAGATTTGTTTATAGATACCTTCATTGGAGCACGCCCATTAGTAGAAGCCAATAGAGTTCAAATTATGACAAGTACATTTGATAAAACATATGCTACAAAATTTAATCACGCTAATGTAGGAACATACAGTGCTAGATTAGCTAAGTCACCAATTGGATTAGGGTTGATATTAAGTGTACAGCCATCACTAGATAAAGACACACGCAATATGCTTATTAAAGCAATACATACCTGTGGTAAAGATACTGACGTTATACAAAAATTAGAAGCTATTAGCTCTCATCCTGTATTTCTATCAACAAATGATATTGTAAAAATGGTTAAACAATTTTCAGGAAAATAATGTATTACCTACCACATTGGACTGTTAACGGAGAACGGACATCAAGTCAGTTTGACGCTTGGCGTGCAGCCACTCAGTTGGGAATCAAACCCAAGTTTTATTTTTATGAAGCACAATATGACCAATTAGATTGGACTAAAGAACCAATAGAATCCTGGGATGAATTATGTTATGAACGTTGTGTAACATTACGACAAAAATATAAAAAGATAAGTTTATTCTACAGTGCAGGGCGTGATAGTCATCATATACTTAAATGTTTCTATCACTTTGGCATTCCGTTGGATGAGATTGTTTTATTAAATTTAAAAACTAATCATATACGACAGGATGAGTTGATTCGTTTAATATATCCCCAGGTTCATAATTTCCTGCGTAAATATCCAAAAACAACTGTCACTACAGTTGACGTTGGACCTGACGAATTTGATAACTATTTTCAAGATGATTGGCTAGAAAAACCAGCGACTGCATTAGTACATGGATACTTTCAACCTACCAACTTTAGTTACTACGTCAAGCAAATCTTACACGCGGATGAGCCTAGTCATGGTATCATATTGGGCGTTGATAAACCTAGAATCATAATAGAAGATGGAAAATACTATAGTGGTGTAATGGATAAAACAATGGAAACATTTATTACAGATATTCCAAACATTGAATTATTCTATTATGCTCCGGACATGCCTAAACTTCATTTGAAACAAAGCTGGATGACATTGAATCACATTGAAAAGACATACGGCGGTGCAGAATATAATCATATACAGTTAGATCCTTTACTTAATAGCAAGTTTGTCTCACCTAGCGATTCAGTCTTTACTATTTCTACTAAGGCTATAGAAACAAATACGTTGTTTAAGAAACCGAGTAGTATTACAAATGAATTTTTAAAAGATTATTGTGGTAATAGTCATAGCCAGTACTATGATGATTTTTGTATAGCTAGTGGTAGAGGTGCGGCTTGGAATATTAATTTAGGTATTCAAAACGGAACAAGTAAGTATAAGAATAATGGACAAGAAGAAGTCTTTCAAAACTTAATACGTGATGCTATAGAAGATAAATGGAAGTCTGCTAATAACTTTACTCACGCTATGGATTATTTAAAAGCGGCTTATTCATCTGCATTCAATAAGGGAGACCCTTATCAAGGTACATTAGGGTTATATAGTAAACTTTACTATATGAAAGATGCTACTTAATACCAATTAACATAAAGCGATTATATTTAAGGGTGTGATAGTTTACTTCTCTTACACCCTCATATAATATTTCACTTAATTGAAATCTATCTTTTAATTCATTGATATCTTTGGTAGTTTGCTTAACTAGCCATGGCTCATCGGCATTTTGTACATCAGTTGCTTGTAAACAAACCATTCTATCTTTAGCTATAGTTTCGAACCATTTAGTACTATCAAGTTGATCCACACTACAATTAATAAAAATTGATTCTTTACCGTGTGAAGAAAAGTCAGTATTGTTAATATCCAATACTTGATTGTATACTTTAGGATAATCGTGTTGCCAAGTATTTGTTATTTTATTTGCCACTTCAATTGCTTCAGGATCAATATCATAACCGTGAATCACGCCGTAGAATCCTGATCTTCTTGTTATAAGCATAAATGCCAATAAGTTATGCCAACAAGCTAAAATATGTAATGCAGGATTATGCATTTTTTTAATATGTATTGCGTGTTCTAATTCACTACATAGCCATATTTTACTATTTACTAATCCGTGATAAAACGATTCATAGGGATTTTTAATTGAATCAAATGGGGTGTCAAAAATATCTTCCATAACTTATTTATTAAGTAAACAATGAGTTTGATTTTTCAGTTGAGTCAATTAGTAATTTAATTTTATCTCCCCATTCAATAGTAGATTTAATAATACCTAATTGTTTTAACAATTCAAATTTATATTGATTTATATTAAAAAGTTGTACTGGACAATCTTCCCATCCATAGCTTTTGATTCTAGGTTCTTTTATATCATACATTTTATGTTTTAAAAAAGGAACAGTGTGAAATTTATCATTGTCAGTTTCGTGTTCTTTTAAATGTTGTTCAATAAAATAATAACTTGATTCAAAGCTGTGGCTTATCATATTACCTATCCCAGATATACCCTTTGATTCCATAAATCTCTCGTAACTACTGAATGCCAATTTAAAAGGTGATAATACTTTTTTCTTTGCTTGTAACCAAGGCCAATCCCCACCGATAATCGGGTAATTATGACATTGTTCAATTAACCAAAAATGGCTAGCTACGTGCGGTTCTGTTATTTTAAATGGTAAGACATATTCTAAATACTTTCCGCTTCCATAAAAATCAACTGCATCAAAATAGAATAAATTCTGCTTGACATTATTCTCCCTACAGAACTTTTCTGAATAATAGAGATCCACTACATTAAGTATTGCACCTTTAATAGTGATTACCATTGTCATTGCTTCTACCGGTATCTTGTTTTTAAGTAAAGACATAAGAACCAATTCGCTATCTAATCCACCGCTATATAGTAATTCAATCGGACTATTTGGGCGATTAACTAAATGGTCATAGAAAATATCATCCAAGTTTCTACCCGGTTCAAATTGACATTCTGTTAATTCTGTAGTAAAATGATTGTTATCTAGGGTGTGTTTTTTGTACCCATTTAACCCGGTAGACCACTGCAATATATTTGACATAATAATATTTAGTGGCTAAACTAAATAAGCGTATATTTACAATATTGTATAAATACACAAAAGAGAACACCATACTATGCTACACTTCATCACAGACCTAACACACAAACTATTAAACTTTATTAAAGATGATCCAGTAAGACCAGAAATACCTACTGATTTTAGAGTAAGTAATGGTAGAATGGTTGCGGCATTAAGTGATAATGATGATAATCCAGATGCAATGGTATGTGTTAGTTTCCACGATTTTGTCCCAGCCGGAGTAGATGATTTATCTAATGTATCCGAGGTTCCAACTACAGCAGTATTCTATACTATTTGGAGTTATAAAGCCGGTAAAGGTCGTGATTTATTAATACAAGCGGTAAAAGGTATTCAGGAGCAATATCCTAGTGTAAATAGATTTGTGACATTAAGTCCTAAAACAGAAATGGCTAGAAGATTTCATTTAAAAAATGGTGCTATTATATTCCGTGAGAATATAGAAACCATTAACTATGAATATACTAAAACATCAGGTGAATAATATGGCAAAAGAAGTTAAAATGGTTAGTACTAGTGAAGAAGTAGAACAAATAGAAAATAGTGCATTATTAGCTTGCGATTTTATATATGAGACATTATTACCATTATTAGAAGAATTTGAAAATGATAATGATGATCCAGAATATATTCCTGGTGTTGCTACTCACGGGTTATTTATAGCATTAATACAAGAGTTGGCCGATTTAGGATATACTCAAAAAGACTTAAACAAAGAAATCAAAACGTATATGAATACCTCTGTAGGGGAGGTAGTACACTAATACTTTAGTACTACATTTTTAAGAAACAAAAGTACTCATTTTGCCCCCTCAGGGGCTTCAAAATCGCTAGAGGATTCAGGAATACACTCTGATACACTTCTAGCGATTTTTGCCAATATTTGACAATAAATGGACAGTGTGCTATAATTCATCTATGAACTCAAAAATCAACCGCAAACGTAGAACAGACCGCAATCAAGTGATTTACTATATCCAAGATACCGTAACACTTGAGTACTACATCGGCTTGACTGCATTGTCATACAAAGGTAATGTGTTTTTGACACTACGCCGTCGTATGCAAAAACATATGCAACGGGCTATGACTGAGAATAAAAATTGGGGTTTGA